GTCGACTCAAACCCCCAGTGCATAACGAACGTTCTGTATCGTGGGGGGTCTGATGTGCCTTTCACTGTTGAACTTGGATTGTTCTTTGACTGAACACCCGCTCGGCACATAAGAGTTGCGGGCATCTAACAATGAAAGGACTTCGGGCAAAAGAGAATCAGGCAATTGGCGATGTTTCACATTTGTGGCGTAATGCATTTCAAAGTGCCTGATATCCTCAAAAGTAGTGTATTCGGTAAGATTGAGGAATACAGGAAAACCTTTGTGAAATTCACCTTCCATCTTCAGTTGTTCCGCATGACTGATTCCGAAGTGGCGCTCCACCAGATCTCTTGAAGCTGGTGTTGGTCTTGACACATCCTTCCACACACACTGTGCCTCCGCAAGCCCCACGGCTGCTACCTGCCATGCAGTGACCGCCCTGTCACGCATAGCTGTGGAATGATGCTTGGTGGCACTGAGCACTGCGTCACACAGCGCTCCAATGACAGGACAATGAGGTAAATTATACTTATAGGACAAAGCTTTGCATCGAAGAAAGCATAATAGCTTGGATTCCTTAGCATTCTCAAGCTCCGCAGGCAAAAAGAAGAAGTTGCGGATAATCTTGAGAGGGTCCATCACTACCTGCTGTTCAACGGAATCACACGTGACGCCACAGAAGGCGGCTTCAGAAAAATGAGAATGCTCTGTGAATTTTAGACATAGGCCTAATTCTTCGATGATTGTCTTGTCAATGCCCCTGTCTGCAAAGATGCCGTCATCACCTTCAATCAGCCCAACAAAATACTTGTCAAAGTTTTTGGCTAAATCTTCTGGCTCGTCGTCAGGCCTGGCACTCCTTGCACAGAGGTACGACAATATGAGTAGATTCAACAGTGCATTGGATGAACTGGTCCAAAGCGCACCTGACATCAATCGTTCGGGGATTTCCACACATATGTCGCGAAAGTCACACTTGTTTACCCCTCTTACCATTGCTGAAAGGATGAGCTTCAAAGGGCGGCACTTTATCCCATGAAGACAATGCAACATCCAGAAGTTTACGAGCTCCGCGTAAATCTCCCGGTGATGTGCCTCAAAGGAACTAAAGTCCGTCTCACACACTGGTTCGTCACCAAGTGTAAGAGAGAGTTTCTTCACCCAATCCTTTGGTTGTGTATTCTTTATGTTGTATCGCCCGTCCTTGACTCGATACAAACATTTGTCCAGCATTTTGATAAAAGGGCCTAACAACACCTTGGTCTGGTCGGTGTATGAATTGATAGCTCTGGCATGTTTGGGCTTCAAATACATTTCCCACTTCAGAAAAGATTTGTTCCTTAGGGATTTCTTATCGAGATCGTCCATAGCGTCCAAGCATTGCTGTAATTTGTCTCGTCGCGATCTACCATAAG